GTGGCTTCTACGTGGTTCCGCAGTACCGTCGAGCTTTGCTGACTTTCAACGAGTCGTCGGCGAAGTCTTCGTTTCGGGAGACTACGAGTCGGCTACTGACAACTTCAATTTGGGTCATAGTCGTTTCATTTTGGATCGTGTTCTGGATACCTGTACGACCGTCCCGGACGGCGTTAAGGGTATGGCACGTGATTCGTTAAATGCCGTGGTCGTGTCAGACGGACGAGAAACTTTCATGAGGTCAGGTCAGTTGATGGGAGACAAGTTGTCGTTTCCCCTCCTGTGCCTGACTAACTACCTTGCATTTGCGTATGCTATGCGGCCGTTCGGCAAGTTACCTCCATGTAAAATCAATGGAGATGACATTGTCTTTAGGTCGACAAGGGTACAAGCAGATCGGTGGTTCCAGGAAGTTTCTCGCTCTGGATTGGTCGTTAGTAAGGGAAAGACGATGGTCGACGACCGTTTCTTTTCCCTGAATTCGTCATTCTTTGAGGCAACTGGAGGTCACCCCAAGATCGTACGGTTCATTAGGTCCCTTCCACTCTTTAGGCCGTCCACGGACGGTTCTCTTAAGTTGGGTGAGAGGGCGCGTTCTTCGTGCGTCGGTTTTTCCGGCGAGGAGCGTGAAGTCCTTTGGACTGAGTTCTTGAGGCGTAATAAATCGTACCTGTGGAAATCCCAGGTTTCTCTTTCCCGTGGTCATGGCATTCGTGTCCATCCTCACAACCTTTCTGCTCTTGGAATCTTCGAGCGCGAACAGACTTACTTGAGTCTTCCGTCTCGACTTGATTCGTTTCCTTCGAAGAATCGACGTATGGTCGGATTTCGTCGGATCCCTGTTACGTCTAGGGCAACAGCAAGAGCAGTTTTTGGAAGTAGGGATGAGCTTCGTCGTAAGTTCGTCGATGAGGCATGGCTTCCCGAGGAGCCTGAGGAGATTTCCGCAATGGGTCCACTCAGGTGCGAGAAGACTGTACTTCGTAAAGGGGTCGTGTCAATTGGTAAGTTCGCTCGTCTTTTCCAGAAAGAAAGCGGACTTGGCCGGTTCATGACGCCTCGGGCGTTTTATAGTCGTTACGAAAAAGAAAATGTAAAAAGAGGATACGTGGTCGACGGGTGGAAGCCGAGAGGGCCTGAGTTCGTCGCCGCCGGTAGCTTCCGCTGACCGGGTTAGACCCTCAGACTTTTGGTCCCGCAATGTGGATTTACTTTTAATGATGACAGGTTCCGTCCGGAGGGCGACCCGACGAGGCAGCTTCGGCTGTTAACCTCATAATTCGGAGCACCGTGACGGGGGTGGGGAAG